GATACCGGGTGGTTTTGAGAAAGTGTTGGCTAACATAGACAAAGTTAAAGAGAGTTATGTACGTAATTTTAACCACGAGAATTTTAAAGTGTTTCAATTATCAGGTAATAATATAGCTTATGTTAAAAGCAAGATGCAGCAATACAACCCTAGCTTAGTTATTATAGATATTGTTGATTCATTAGCCCCAGAAGAGAGTCCTGGGCTTCTAAAGAAACTATACGACACTATCAGGCAGATGAGTAATACGTTTTGCCCGATAATAGGTACTACACAGTCAGGCGACATGAGTTACTTTAATAAGGATACTGGAGCCAAAGAGTATAGGAAATGGCTAGACACTAAGGACGTATACGGCTCTAAACAAAAGGCAGGTGCTGCGGATACTCTAATAGGTATCGGCCAGGATCCAGATAGTGATTTACGTTACATAAGTGTCCCGAAAAAGAAAAGAGGGGATCCTGTAAAGATTACTTGTGAGTTGGTTGGGATATATTCTCACTTCCAAGAAATAGAGTGGTAAAAAAAGGAGGTAAAATGGTGATTGAAGTATTCAAGAGCATAGCTAACTGTAGTAATACATATACCGTAAGCAATTATGGTAGAGTGTATTCAAATAAACGAAGCGGCATATACTTAAAGTTTAATTATGTTAGCGGATACCCTATAGTGCGTCTGTATACAGATACTGGCGTACGGGATGCTTTAGTACATAGATTAGTAGCCGAGACCTTCTTGGACGGATACTTTGAAGGGGCGGAGGTTAACCATATAGATGAAGACAAGACTAACAATCACCTACATAATTTAGAGTGGGTGACTAGACAATTAAATGTAGAGTATAGTCAATCTAAATATTATTTAGTAACTTTTCCTTGTAATACTGAGAAAGTAGTCTATAATTTAAGTAAGTTCTGTAGAGAGCACGGATTAAATCAAAGTAATATGACAGCAGTAGCGTATGGTAGAAGAAAACAACATAGAGGTTTTACAGTTGAATTAATAGGAGATTGATATGGTTAATGTAATGGTATTCGACAGTGAGACAAGTATAAGGCCAGGCCCTCACGGACCGAACGCTAAAAATTCTGAAAATGATATTTTTACATTTATATACGGCGACAGCCCTGACAACATTATAGTAGAACATAATGAGGGTGGGTTTAAAAGAACACTGCCGCAAGGCTTCATCGATATGCTTAAGAACACCGATGTATTGATAGGACACAACCTACCATTCGATTTAGGTTATATTTGGAAATGCCAAGAACTTAAAGATTATTTACTACGTGGGGGACAGATATTCGATACACAGATTGCGCAGTATCTCATTTCTGGACAGCGGCACAGTTTCCCTAGCTTAGGTGAGTTGCAGAACATATACTTAGGTAGAAAGATTAAAGCAGACAGGATAAGTAAGTTGTATAAGAAAGGGATTGGCGCAGACAAGATTCTTGCTGCTAAAGACAGATGCCCGAGATTATTTAAGTTGTACGATCAGTATTCTAAAGACGACGGTGTAACGACATTACAAGTTTATAAAAAACAGTTGACAGAAGCTGAGAATCTTGGTATGATAGACATAATAAAGATGTACAACATGTACAGCTTAACACTTATTCAATGTATGAATACTGGTATACTTGTAGACACTTACAAATGTGAGAAAACATTGAGGGACTTTAAAATAAAAGAGATGGAACTTCTGCAAAAAATGCAAGAGTTAACTAAAGAGCTTTGGAGTGATGAGCGATTACCAGCTTTTAAT